CAAGTGGACTACATCAAGAACTATAAAGCGAGGGCATAGCATGAATGAATTAGATTTAAGCAACACACAGTCGGTTTTTGTTAGCCTGGTACTGATTGGTGTATTACTCTATCTAAACCACCGAGACCGCCAAAAAAGCGCCCAAATTGAGCGAGAAAGCACACAGGCGATAGAAACACCTAGCGAGGTTTTAAATCCTTGCTACGGGCGATATATTCAACTTGTAGGAGTCAATGTATGGGGAGGAATTGAATGAGTCTAACAATGAATGACAAGCGAGTATTAAGACTAATCAAGGTCGGGGCTGAGAACTCCATAACAGGGGCAGAAATCAGCCTAATCACCAAACTAGCAGAAAGAACCGTACAGGACATTATCAGCCGTCTGATCACGCGCTACGGCGTTCCAATCGTTGGGGTACGTCATGGGGCTTTTAGAGGCTACTTTATCCCAGCTAACAAAGAGGAGCTACTGGACGGAGCAAAGGCATTCTATAACCAGGTACAAGAGGAGCAGAAGCGCCTAACTGTCCTTTTGAATGCCGATTTAGAGAGCTACAAGCAACTACTGAAAGGAGCTGATCAATTTGTTTAGTCTCAGCAAAGAGAGCGAATACGAGCTAACTCATGGCGTTCTGGAGCTTGTGGAGAACTACCTGGAAGCGCGTGATACAGCTAAACCACGATTGACGGGGTTAATCTCAGCCCAGGAAGCTATGGACGAACTGGATATAAAGTACAAGACACTCCAAAAGTGGGAAGATGCTGGGCTAAGACGATACCAGCCCCCACTAGAAGATACTAGGAAGATTTATTATAGAGTTTCTGACTTGCTGAAGTTTTTGGGGGTGGAAAATGGCTAGATATAACACACACCCAGCACAAGGCGGAGGTCATTATCATGACATTAAATTGTATAAGCAACGTGGCAGATCTTTGGAACAGTTCCAAGAACAAAAGCTACTGAAGAAGTTAAAAAAGAAACGCAAAAAGGGGCGATAGTATGACAATTTATGAGGCTAAAGGCTTTCAGAGTAATCTTGTCTATCCATTTGATAAGATTGAGCCGTTCCAGTACATTGAACGCTTTAAGCCTTTGGTAGTCCCTGAAGGGGCAAACATTGAAGAATTTAAACGTACACAAGCGCCATACTGTATCAGTGGGAAAGTGACACCAGAAAAGAATGGCAGTTACAAGCGAAACAACACAACCCTGGTATATAGGGATTTGATTTTCCTTGATTATGACGATATACAGGGGACGTCTGATGGCTTTATAAAAGCCATTTCTAGAGCTTTATTTGGCTACTCCTACATTCTATACCCAACTATCAAACATAGCTTAGAAAAGCCCCGTTTTCGCCTTGTAGTGAAGCCTGACAACGTGATGAACGAGGCAACCTATAAGCAGGTAGTGAAAGAGATTGCTGATAAGATTGGGCTACCCTTTGACATGGCCAGTTTAACATGGTCACAACTCCAAGGGCTACCAGTAACAACAGGCGACCCAGCAAGCTATCAAAAGATTGTCGAGCATGGACTTGATTATCCAGTACCACAGACAACGGCTGAACCAGTCAAACAGAATGCTACAAGTCTTCCATACACTCCAAGGCCAAGCGGTCAGAAATCTATGACCATGAGGATCATTGACACGCTTTTCAACGGATTTGGAGACGAGGGAGGGCGCAACGTAGCACTGACACGCTTTGTAGGCTTACTCTTTAATAAGTGGGTTGATTGTGACTTAGAGACCGCCTATGAACTTACAAAGATAGCCAATAGCGTGACAGTTGAACCATTGCCTATTGAAGAGCTAGACCGCACTTTTAGCAGTATAGCACGGGCTGAATATAGAAAGAGAGGTTAGAACCATAGAACTAGAAGAATTAGCAAACCTAAAAAGTGAAATCTTGGAGGTCAGAGAGCAAGAACAACCTCCAAAAACAATGTGGGAACTTTATAGTAGGATTTGGGAACTTGGAGATCAATGGCGTAAAGAAAACTCCTATATCGTCAATGAAGGAAAGAAAAATGAGAGAGTAGAGGTTCCAGTGCCTAGCGTCGCAATAGTAGCCAAAGCATTGCAGGAAATTTGCTATTTTACCTTTATAGGCGAGGGTGCAATAAGTGATATTAGTAAGCTATATCTTTACCACTTGGATTTAGGCCATTATGTATCAAGTAACGATATTTTCCGAAAATTGCTTTTAAAATATGACTCACGTTTGACCTCTAACAAGTTCTTCACGGAACTTATATCTTTTATCCGTACAGAAACCAAAATGAAAAAACCGCTGGACGATTATCGATATATTCCAGTAGCGAATGGAGTTTATAATATTAAGACTCATAAACTAGAGGAATTTAGTCCTAATTTTGTCATTACCAGCAAGATACAAACGGAGTACAACCCATGCGCCAGAAAGCCTATTTTAGATGGTTGGTTTGATTTTGATAGATGGTTAGAGACATTAGCAGTTAACGATAAAGAAGTTGTAGCTTTATTGTGGCAAGTCATAAATGAGGCTATCAATCCAAACCGAACACGTAAGAAAATGGTGCTAATGGTTGGAGATGGTAATAATGGGAAAGGTACTTTCCAAGCCTTGCTGGAGAATTTAATAGGGCGGTCAAATATTAGTAATTTGAAACCTGACCAGTTTGGAAAAGAGTTCTATTTGGGTGCTTTGGAAGGAAAGGTTTGTAATATTGGAGATGATATTTCTAACAAGTACCTGGATGAAGTTTCTGACCTTATGAGTGTAATTAGTGGAGATCCAGTGCAGGTCAATAAAAAAAGCTTGCAACCCGTGGAAGCACGTTTCAGACTATTGTGTATCTTTTCGGGCAATGATTTGCCTAGAGCTAGAAATAAGACGATGGGTTGGTATAGACGGCTTTGTATCATTCCTTTCCGTGCAGATTTTAACGGTCAGAAAGAACGTCATGAAATCAAAGACCGATTTATAAAGAACAAAGAGCTACTAGAGTGGGTTTTGTTTAAAGTTTTAAATATGCCAGATTTTGATAGCTTTATAGAACCAACAGTAGTACAAGAAATGCTTAGCAAGTACAAAAACGACAATGATTATATCAAAGTTTGGGTAGAGAATTTCTATATCCCTAATGGTTGGCATAAAGTAAATCATGTTCCAATGTTTATAGCAAGAAACAAACTAAAAGAATTTGCTGAGGATATAGGAATAGATAAACCTAAACTTGGACAATTTGGTAATGCAGTAATGGCCGAATTGGAAAAAACAACGTCATATAAGTACTCGGCAAAAAATGGAACGGTTAGCCCTAAGTTTTATGAAGTACTTGACCCACAAGGTTTTCAACGTAAAAGATTTGTCAAAGGGGTATGGGGAATACACTTAGAAGATGAAGATTTAGGTTAGGAAATTTAATACTAAAAAACCAATTACACCAAGGGTTATAGCAATTTAGGTTATGCAAAAAATAGAAACATAACCTAAACGCTAATCTTTGTAAACGTTGATATAAAAGTCTTTGCGAGTATTTAGGTTAGTAGGTTAGTTTTTATTTCTAATATCTCTATATAAAAAAATAAATATAAACGTGTTATATAGGCGCGAACTTGAAAAGTAAAACTAACCCTAATCTAACACCCTTGAAGCGCTTATATACTAGGCTTTTAAAGGGTTATTTTTTAAAACTAATCAAAACCTAATCTAAGAGAAAAAAGGAGAAACAACATGAAAACTAAACTATTTTTTTATTATAAATGGCAACAACCGCTTGAAGAATTTGAGCAGGAAGTAAATGATTTTATGGCAACCGTGGAGGTAATTGATGTAAAATATTCAACCGCAACCGTAGGAGATAGTGATGGTATGGGCGCGATTGCTAGTTTGCTAGTATTATACAAGTAAAAGGAGAAACAACATGACACTAAAAACATTTTCAGATAAAGCAAAAACATTTACTTTTACTTACGAATTTAAAGACCTAGACACTGCTATGGTAGCAGGTCACGCGCTACTGGGATATATGACTGGAACATATTGCCAGCCTACAATCTCATTGACCTACAAGAATAAGGGCACGCTTGTAGCTGAGTATGTGGAGGATAAGAAACTAAACAAGACCTTCAAGCGTATTTGTGACAGTTTCAAAGACTATTACAACCAACCAGTGAACGACGAAGCGTTTGAAGAACGTTATAAACGGGAGCGCGTGCTTCAACTCAAAGAGTCAGAGGACTTTGAGAGCTTGCTGAATAAGGTCACAGACTACGAGCTGGAACTACTGGGCGATGAAAGTATTAGCCTACTCCAAAAGTTGGACGTAGAGGGCGAATATAAAGGCCTTGCTGATTATGTGGCAGAGGCAGAAAGCTAGAACTATCAAGAGAGGCACCAGCCTCTTTTTGTGGTTTTATTACTACTAACCCAATCGATTTGGGTTTTTCTATATAAAGGTATTTTGAACGAATGGAAGTTATAAAATCAATAACCATAGAGACATTTATAAAGCCAATGAAAAACAAGAATATCAGTCATGGTATAGCTGAGTTGGACGGTAGAAAACTGGAAATAGACCTAGATAACCTTTACATCACCTTTGGGAGTAATCATTTTGATTTAGCAAGTATACCAGGAACTAAGGGAGGTAATCGCTACTTCTTTCTCTGTCCTATTTGTGGTAATCGATGCAGAAAACTCTATAAGAGACTGCTTCAATATGGTTGTGGATCATGCCAGAAAATACACAAGTCAACACTAAACCGAAGTAAGACAGATTGCCAATACTATTGGGAACTTGCGCTTAGGGAAGCTAGAAAAGTAGAACCAGGTTGGAGTCCCAAACGTGGCGGATATATGTTTGATAGTTTTCCTGAAAGACCAAAGTATATGAAACGTGACAAGTATTATAAGCATTATCAAAAGTTTGTGAACTACACCAGAAAAGGAGATAGTTTTTGGCTGAATGGATTGAGTTCTCTAAGGTAATTTTTAGTAGGGTGCAATTTACAAAACAAACAAATACTACATATTAGACGGTTTAAAATTTAAAAAAAGCTAGATATATCAAGGATTTAAGTAAGTAGAGCGTTCCAAAAAAGAGTGCGATAAAGGGAGCGCGTGTTTTGATAAAAAAATTATTCGTTTAGGAAAAGGAAACAGGAAATACTTAGGTTCTGGTAAGGTATTGGTAAGGTTTAAATTAGGTTTTGCATTTAATAATAGCAAGGTACAAGGCTTTGTTCTAGAGATAAAACACTAAGATTTCCTAAGATATAGATACTTTTAGAGACAAAGAACGGTAAGGTATCGAAGTTTTTCCAATGGTGAGGTTTCGCTTAGGTAGTGGCAGTAAATATGCCTGACAAATGGCAGGGTTATGTGTGTTGAACTCCGAGCGAACGCTGAGAAAGTGGATATATCCCCCTATCATTTATCAAGCAGATACGAGCAATAATAACTCTCCTTAACTCCCTGAGAAATGACAAGCAGATAAGCGGAGTTTTTAGCCCTCTTATTTCGGATCTACTCCTTGCAGAATGACAAGGAAATAAGAGAGATAAAAACATCCCTTAATTGCTTATCAAACCTTAAGGAGATACGGGGGCTATCTCCCTCCCCACGCTCTTCTACGAGCTTCACCCGTCATTGTACATTTTTTCTCACGGGAAATTACTCAGGGAATAATTGAACCTCGAGCGAAGCTAGAGAAAACGCAAAAAGCCAAGGCTCTCCACCTCGGCAATAATTTCAACACAATTATTATATCATGGAGGAGGCCAAGGCATGACACCAGAGCAGGTAAAAGAAAAACTAGAGGGCGTTAAGTGGATAAATAAGGAGATCAAAGGCTTATATTTGGAATTGGAAGCCCTGGAGAGTGGTATTATCAAAAAGCCAACACTAAGCCATAGCAGGGTGCAGACAAGCAGAGAGAACAAGACAGAGAACAATCTTATAAGTGTTCTGAAGCTAAAAGAGGATACGCTCCGGAGGATTGAGCGACTTACTGAGGAGAGAATGGCCATATCGGGGCTAATCGATAAGCTGGACAATCCACTTGAGCGTTCTGTTCTAAGACTTTTTTACTTGAATGATCTCGACGCTTGGGAGGTTGCTGAAGAATTAGGTAAGTCTAAAACTTCGATATATCAGGCTAGAAAAGAAGCTTTAGAACATTTGGCAGAGACGGGGTTATAATATTTTCTTGGTAGTAGGTGATGAAATCATAGATATTTTTGAAAGAAAATAAAAAAGAGAGCACACCCCCCCAACAGCCGAAGCCTTTAATGTAGGAGGTAGTAACTCTCGTTACTTAGATTATAACCTAAAAAACTTTTAAATACAAGAACATTGAGACTCTACTCTTTGGAGATAATCTGAATATCAATAAATAGAAAATGTGATATAATAAAAGCATAGAGGATAGAGGTTGAAAAGCATCCGCCTCCAACGCGCCACTTAGCTAGTGGGTCGAGAAATGCGGGCGACATTCGGCGGTCCCGCCTATCCTTCCGTATAGCCAAGCCCTTAGAAACGAATCTGGGGGCTTTTGTCAGCATTGTTTTTTCAAGCGGTATTTGATAAAATAGAGGTGTGAGGGGCTTTCGCCCCAACCTCTTAGCGTTTACCTTTTTCTTTTGCGGGAGTTGGGTTTACGCTTTTTGTTTTAGTTTAGAGGTTAATAGTAATCTAGGAAAAAATCTATTTACCAATGTATAAAGATAATATTGAAAAGTTTGCGAAAAAGGATTATACTGAGGTTGTAGCACAAGAGAAAACGCTTGAAATGTTTTCTAATTTGTTTGAATTTGAATTTGGAAAGATTGATTGACATGATTGAGAAGTATGATTATGATTGGCCAGAAGCCGAAGACGACAATCTGGATGAATTGTTAAAAAAAGCCTGTGAACGAAATAAAAACAAAACCGTTGAGGAGTTAGATGCCGAATGGGATGAATTTGTCAAGAGTCTAAAACTGGAGAGGATTGATTAGTTATGCCTTATACTTTGACCGAGGAAGAAGAAAAATTTTGGCTTTCTCGACCTGACGAGATTACTATTCCCCCTATTGAGGAAATAGAAAAAAAATACGCAGGGATAAGCGATGAAGAATTATGGCAAAGTATCAAGGATACTATTGCTAATTTATAACATTTAAGCACCTAGAGAAATCTAAGTGCTTTTTGATATGAATTATTTTTGCCTTTTATACGCTATGTGCTATAATGAACCTATCAGCAATAAAAAAAGCACGTTTGACCGTGCTAGTTTCTTGCCTGCTGAACTCGTCAAATCTTAGCCCTTTTTTTGGGCTTTTTTGCTCCCCTTTTTGCGTACTTTGGGGGAGCAAGTAGTAAATAGTAATGTTAGTAATTTTTATTAAAAAGTGCGTGATATAAGGGTTAGGGAAGTCTAAGGAAACATAAAAAAATAAGTTTTTAATTATACTACAAAATCGGCTTTTTTCAAATAAAATCTTACAAAAATACCGTTGTTATTGGCTTTTCGTTTTGTCTTGAAATGTTGCTTTTTTAATTTGCTCCCCTTTTTGCTCCCCTTATAGTGCTTTTAGTGCAGTTTCGTAGAATGAGACTGCTTTTTTTGCGTTCTCTTTTGAGAGGTGGCTATAAATATCCATAGTCATGGATAGAGTGGAATGACCTAAACGGTACTGAAGCTCCTTGTAAGGTATTCCTGAGTTAAGCAACAAACTAGCGTGAGTATGGCGGAAACCGTGAAAACCTATATTAGGGACACCAGCACGCTTAAAATGTGTTAGCAGTCTTCTTTTAAGTTTTGAACTACTAGGGTACTCATGAATAAAATCGGAGAATACCACGCTTTCACGCTGTCCTATTTTCCATGCCTCTTTAGTTTGGCGCAGTTTGTACTGCTTTAGCATGCTAACAGTCTCTTGATCTATATCTATATCCCGATAACTAGCCTTAGATTTTGGGCTATTAATTTCTAATTCCCGATTTAGTGTTTTGGTAATATGCACAACGGCATTATCTAAGTCTATATCGGACCAAGAAAGGGATAGAGCTTCATTGATACGGCAACCAGTAGCCAGTAGGAACTTATAGAGCGTTGTCTCATAGTAATAACGATATCTATTGCTATCTAAATTATCGAGATAAACAAGAAATTTTTTTAATTCTTGATTATCAAAGTGCTTTACCTTTTGTCGCTTTGCTTTCTGAGTGTTACGAGGTAAAACAACATCACGCGCAGGATTGGAGGGTATCGCTTGCATGGTTACGCCATACTGTAAGATACGTTTGTTTAAAGCATGTATCTTGTCATAGTGTAGAAAAGCCCCTTTTTCCCCTCTATTGGTCTTGTCAGCAAGTTCGTTGATAATTGACTGGATAAGTGGAGTAGTGAGTTTATCGAGCTTATAAGCCCCAAAATTAGGCAATATATGATTATCGATTAACTTTCTAACATTACCTTGAGTGTTTGGTTTAACTGTATTCTTATAACTTTCTAACCAGAGATTAGCTAATTCCTGATAGCTTGTTATGGCACTTGCTTTTTGTCTAGTAGATCCTGCTTTTTGAAAATCTATTTTTTCTTGAGTAGCTTTCTGCTTAACTTCCTTTTGTGTCCGACCTGTTACTTTGGTTTTAACCTTTTTTCCCGTTACTTGGTCAACTCCCAAGTAAACACTAGCACGGTAGACTTTACTACCGTCTTTTTTTATAACTTCAGTTATTTTCATGATGATAAACCTTTCTAAAATACATCAGCAGGCAAGCTATTATTAAAAAGGTTTTAGATTGTGGTTTAAATCATGCTAGGGCTTCACAGTTTGCCCTGTATTCAAGTTTAAGAAGTTAGATAGGTAAATTATATGCTTAATTGCTAAGTGGTAAAAACACTTATTTTACAGTGTTTTTTGAGAGTTTTTTTCTAAAGTTAGTTTACCAGTTAGCTAACAAAATACTTTACATTTCCCACGCGCGTGGTATAATAGAACTAACAAGATAACTTGCGAAGGATTAACGTTGTGTTCCCAAAGGGGAGTAAGTCGATGGACGAGAATTCACATATGCCTGGGGTTATCTTATTTTTTTGTCTTTTTTTTCAAATTTTCTACGAACGTTTCAGGACTTCGTTCGATTTCCTCAATTATAAAATCGCAGAGGATTTGAGAGTAGCCGTATCGATTACCAATTTTATAATGGTAGCAATAACGTTGATTTGTCTTGATATCATAGAATGTATTAAAAAGTTGTAAGTCGTTTGTTGTAAACGTCTTTTTTTGTTTTTCTCCACCTACTATTTTTGTTAATAGAATCCCTTTCGATTTGAGATGTCTATTAACAATTTTAATAACTTCCCTAGTAGTTAATGGATAGATAGCGTTTGGATCTTTAATTTCTCTAACTATACCTATACTCGTTTCCGCAGTGTTATCGAGTTTAACAAATAAATCAGCTTCTTGCTTTCGTTTAGTGATATAAAATCGAGTTTCAACAGGTACAGCATAGTCAGAATTATTAGTAGATATTTCATTTTCAATTTTATCTTGCTCGGCGAGTATACGTTCTGCCATTTTAGGAGAGTACTTAGCTCGAATTTCTTCTTGATTAAGTTGATCGATGCGAACTGATAAAGTCAAGAAATTTTGTGCAATTTGTTTTGTGATATCCTCGTTGTGAAATTCTTGCATTTTAGAAATATAATTAGAAACACATGCCTGAAATAATGGAGCATAGATGTGTTCATAATCTTCTGTTATAAAGTGGGTGCTAGTGTTCCGAAGTTCTATAATTCGAATTAGATTTTTTCGTAATGAACCATGTTTGTCTGGAAATACTGTCTCAACTGCATTTTCTAATGATATCGTTCTATCCTTACTATCCTTAAAATATATTGCTTCTTCACCATCATTATTAATGATATAAGCCTTTAGCATTAATTCCCAGGCGTTACAGATAAAAAAACTAAAACCCTCAATTCTATATTTAATTGTTGGTTTGTTATATATTTCAAGTCCCATAATAAAAGCCTCGATGCTCTTATCAACTAATCTTTTACTTAAATCTTCCATAGGTTTCCTTTCTTATAAGATTTTCTACATTATGGCTTATGTGCGCCTGGGTCTTATCATTAATATTCTCATTGAGCAAAGAGCGAAGTAAGAGAAATCACGCGCTTTGTTAGGTGTAATCGGCTTTTTCGGCCACCCTAAAAGAAAAATATTAGGGCTGAGTTTCTAGGGGCTTTTAGTTAAGTCGAGAAATCACGCGCTTTTTGATTATTGGATATTGTGGCGCGTGGGTTAGAAAGTAGGAGACAAAAGAGTACCTAAATGAATTGTTTCCTCCAAGGAGCTAGGTTCGATATCAAAAGTGCTTTGAATATACTCACGAACAATTTCTGCGAAATCATTTTGAAACTGTATTGGCCAGTTGAATATTATGTCACTAACTCCATCATTATCTTTGGAAATTTTAAATTGTATATTGGAGCACTTGAAAAAGTTTTGAGTGTTGACAAAACAACTTCCTTGATATTCAATGGTCAACTTTTTTCCTAAATGAAAAATGTTGATTATTAAAAAAAACAGGCTCCTCCCAACCTTCAAAAGCAAATTGCATTTCTTCTGCTAACTCAGATAAGGAGTCGTAATTATCAAATCCCGCTTTCATAGAAATTTCGAACGGAATATAATCGAAAAAATCAGCAGGAGATACCATTAGGTAGTTACATAACTTGTCAACGGTCGAGATATTTATTTTATCGGTTTTATTGTTTGAAATCTTTGATATTGTTGAGCGTGCAATCCCTGTATCATTGAATAATTGTGTAGCGGTTATTCCTCTATCTATCATTAATTTAGCAAGATTATTTCTAAGCATATTTCTTTCCTCCTTGAAAATATTTTAGCTTATACGCTAAATTTTTTCAAGTTTTTTTATTATTTTACTTGACACGATAAAAATATAGTGTATAATAAGAGACATAATTTTAGCGCTAACGCTTCAATTTTTCCAAAAACAAACAAAAAGGAGGGCTAAAGACATGCAAAATAATTTTCGGGTTCTTTTGGCAAAGCAACGCAAAAAAGTTTTAGACGTCTATAAGGCTACAGGTATTTCAAAAAGCACCCTCACAGCTTTATACTACGAGCGTACCAAAAACCCTGAAGCAGAAACTTTGCTGAAAATTGCTGATTATCTAGGAGTCACACTTGACGAACTACTAACACCAGAAGATTAGAAAGGAGCAAACCAATGGAATTAGTCTATATGGACGGTAAGAAAGAGCCGTATACTACGAGTGCAATCATAGCTGAATGTGCTGAAGTTAAACACGATACAGTGCAAAGCTTAATAAGGAATCATCAAGAGGATTTTGAAAGCTACGGAATAATCGGATTTGAAATCCGTAAATTAGATGGGCGAGGGCGACCAATGAAAATCTATCGCTTGAATGAGCAACAAGCGACCTTGCTGATCACTTATCTAAAGAATACTGCACCAGTGCGTAAATTCAAAATGAACCTAGTCAAAGCCTTCTTTGAAATGCGTGAGGAACTTTCTAAGTTCCGTATGCAGAGGGCGCTAGAAAAGCCAAAAAGAAAAACCTTGCATGACAGTATAGAGACATGGGAGGCAAAACCCAAGCACGCGCATAGCACCATGAACAACCTGCTACTAAAAGCAGTAACTGACATGAACGCTAAGCAGTTAAGGGAAGAACGTGGAGGCTATAATGGCATCGATAGCTTGACCAGTGAAGAATTGGAACAATATCAAGCCTTTGAGGATATGGTAATAGCCATGATTGGCTTGAATATGAGTTATCAGGAAATCAAAGCTATGGCATTCAGAAATAGAAATACACGCCAAAGAAGCGCGTGAGAGCAACAAAAAAAGGCTTACCGAGACCAATCAGCAAAGCCTTTCACACTAACACTAAAACGAATTTAACAACGCAGGCAAGCTATTATTAAAGAGGTTTTAGTAAAGATTTATACCTAGATTATAGCATATTTAGGGCAATTTGACCATACGGAGAGCGCCAACTCTTAAAACTGGTACTTTCTCACGCTTTCAATTTGGCGAGTCTGGGCGTGGGAATTAGCTAGTATAGGAAACAACCATTAAAAAGCCCATCAAGGCAATTACACAAACACAGAAACAGAGGTAAAAAACATGAACACATACTTTAAAGATTTTGAAAAAGAGCTGGGACTTGTAGAGGAAAAGCTAGATATTTTATCAGAGTGGCATTTATCCAAGGAACACCATGGAGCAACAGAAATTGCTGAAGATTGTAGATCAGCAATTAGTCAGTTATGGATTCAGTTTTACAAATTATCTGAGGCATATAAAAAGCAAGAGGGAAGTCATGAGGATTTCTTTAATAGGAATGTTGAGAACCTACTTGGAGAATTAAAAAAATATGACGATGAATGCACAGAAAGGCATGGTGAAGCTCCTGACTGGTTGCTATTCAGTTTTTTAGATCGAGCAATAAAAGAAAACAATTTAAGTAATGGGATCAATCACACAACTGCTTCAACATGGACGTATTTACGTAGCTTGATTATAAAGGATTTGAAAGAAAGAGGGCTATTGAAATGACACTAGACTTAGACAACATGACACAAGCAGAATTTGATAAACAAATGGCTGAAATCAAGGAGAAACGCCCTAACCTCTTCCAGTTTATCTCTGATTTTGTAGATCGAAAAGTAAGCACCGAAGAGGTGGACGACTTCCTGAAGATGGGACGAAGCGACCAAGTGGACTACATCAAGAACTATAAAGCGAGGGCATAGCATGAATGAATTAGATTTAAGCAACACACAGTCGGTTTTT